CACGCTTAATACGATTGTTGGATGACTGATCTTCCAATTCCTGCTTCTGTGCAAACTTGTCATTGCTCTGCTGTTGCGCGGCTTGCGTCCTCTGCGCGGCGATTGCAGCGGGAGAGTTCGCATCCTTCTTATCCTGCATTGCTTTCGGCATCGCCTTGACGATATCCTGTCCGTTCTTCCACTCAGAGGCTTCCATCCACATTTTGAAGACTACGTTGTAATCAATGTACAGACCCATCTCTCCTAATGCTTGGGTAAGCTGTGGGTTGTCAAGGAACTGCGTCAACATAACCATCGACTGAGCCATGGTTCGTTTCGCAGCCATGCTTGCGCCCGCTAGGACTTCGAAGTCCATTTGGGCGTCCCAATACCGCTGCATATCAAGGGTATGTGTAAGCGGACTGCCGAGCACATCACCCAATATATGGATGATGCTCGCGTCAGACATTTTCGTAAATACCAACTCGTCCACGATATACAGGAACGGTTTGAAGACTTGCTCAATGAAATTATCCAATGGGCCGTCTAATCTTGTCGCACTAGCTGATGCCTGAATTGCAGCACCACCTGAGGTTCGACCCATGGAAGAACGTGGTCCTGCTGAACTGCCCTGAACTAACTGTTGATCTGCGCCAGATGACGATTCCGTCGCCTGCTCAGATTCTTTTAAGGCATTCCAAATGTCACCGGGAACCTTAGGCGTCTCCATTAGAGTGAAAGCCTTGTCCGTTTCCCCGTCAACTGTCATGATCTTGCCGACGTTTGTTTTAACCATCTGTGTAAGATTATTCCCGTCCCTACGTTTTAGGTAAACAGGATTTACGCCATACGAAAGGATTTTCAGGATAGCGTTAATCGTTCCTTGATCTACGCGTTGGTTCTGGCCGACAATAAGGCCGAGCCCCATGCCGAAGAATGCTTTCGGTCGATTCCACCAGTTGGAGGAAAGAAATGGAATGCGTTTGAATTCATTGTCTCCGGTATAGATGACTTTCTTATTATCTAACACCCGGATTTTCCGTTTGCCATCCCAATATTCCAGCACTTCCAGTTTTGTGCGGAGTGGGTCTACTGAGTTCGCAACGTTTACATCCTGTGCGTGATGAACCGCACCCTTCATGTAAAGGGTTTGCTCTGTCTGCAAATTGCTGGCGGGAGCCGGGGGTTGAATCCACGCGTCTTTCAAATTCTCGGGGAAAGACCATCCATCCATTACGGATGCATCTTCTTTCGCAGCAAGTAACAATGCCTGCTGGAGATCATATAGTTCATAGAAGTCCATGTAACGAACGTCTACAACCCACTTCGCATCTCGGATATCGGGGACATCTAGTTTCGGGTCCACAAGAACTTTGTCCAGAGGACGATGCTCGAAGAATGGCATCGGGACAGATTTTACAGTTGTCGTGATCTCTGGCGGCTGATCTAACGGAACGCTTATCGTAGTCTTTTGTCCGTCTGGTCCTACGTCTTCCTTTAGAATAGCGGCTTTGCGCCGGGACGTAACAATTTCAGTCCAGTCGTATCCCCACTTCCAAATTCCCGTTCCTAGGTGAGCCATTGTCTCAAGACCCCATTTTGTTTCGGTCTTGAATTTGCTCTTGTCCAGAATGTACGAAAATAGTGCTGTCTTTGCATCAATTATATTCTGATGTTCGCCGGGTCGCGGTCGTAGAATCATCGGCGGGTCATCGTAAAAGAGACCTTTGTACAGTTGTGGAACTACTGAATTCACAATCTTCGCAACAGTAAACCGCTGTATATTCGGTTCGAGGACATAAGTATTGTCGTAAACAGTCATCGGACGCGGTGCTTGAAATAGAAGGTCGGCATCGCGCCATAAGAGATTCCCAAATTTGTTACTGCTTTCGCAGGATCAGACATTTCTGCTGACCTCTCACGGTTGTTATTCCTCGTAAGTTCGGACTATTGCTTCGTCTTTAGACGCCCTCTCACTTAGTCTCTCACGGTGCTTTCGCTTCCGCCTCGTCTCCATTTCAGGGTTCCGAGTCAATCAGAGTGGGTTTTAAAACAGCAGATTTTGTTTACTGTTTCTGGAGAAGAAAATCTCTCGCAGCTTGTGCAGAGCCGACGACCAAAGCTAAATCGGAGGATAATCCTTTTGGATCACCTTGAGTTCCTTTGATATCGCCCGCTGGGGTAAAATTTTCAGCAGTCAGTGGCTTGTGTGCGTTACCGTCCGACTGAATTTTTGCATCAGTCACTTCAGGCATGTGCCTCCCGTTCCTTTTTCGCAGCTCGATATTTTCGGTTTGCTAGAGCTGCCTTACTCGGATTTTCCGACCGTCTCCTGATATTTGATTCGATTACCGCAGGACACGGTATTCCTCTCTTGGACTCACTCAAATGCTTACGATGGTCTAGTGATTTGGGTCGTCCCGTCAAGGCTAAAGCAACGGCTAATTTTTGGTGTTCAGTATTCGTACATCCCTCACGAGTTGCCCCGCCTAGGCCACCTTCCGCCAAATTATAACCAATTTCCAAATCTCTTGAATCAAGAGTTTGAATAAAAAACTTTTCTAAGGCGTTCATTTGCTCTTTATCACAAGGACGAACTAGTGATGAAATCACAAACGCCTCAGGACCATATTTTCGTATGGCACGGTATAGAAGCGGCTTGTCGTTGGTTCTACCGCCAGATATAGCTCGACGACACTGCAAAGCGAGATATGTTGATAGGTCATCTCCTGAATGTTGCCCAATGTAAATCTTGGAATTCACCGTATTTGTGATTGCGTAAATATGCATAATTAACTATACCATATTCCCCAACAGTTGTCAACCATAAATTCCTGCTTCTTCAAATGGATCGCAATACCCCGCCGCCATCACCTGTTCAGCTTGTACTGCCTCTCGCGCTGAAAGATCGGGATTTTCCAACGCAGCATTCAACGCCCTCTGCTTAAAACATTTGGCATATGTCCCTTTACCGTACAAATGGTCATATTGCTGTTGTGCTTGGCTGGAGATGACGAAATCGGGGCTGGCCGCTTGACGCTTACCTTCCATATCAGCATACCCAGAAAACTGATCTACCAAAATCGATAAAGCACTAACGATATCATCATGTGTAGAAGCGGCAGTTCCGAAATTGGATAATTCGGAATACAACTCTTCGAGTCCGACGCATTGATTCGCAAAAAGAAGCCTGTCGTCACCAAGATACCTCAGCACCGGCTTCGCCTTCATATCTTTTGCGTTCTTCTTGTTTCCTTGACCGAGCGGGACGAACTCTATAGGAACACGAACACGTAATTTGTCCATTTCCCGATAAATTTCTTTTCCTAACCATTTCACGCCTACCGAATCTTCGATACACATGCGTGATGGTTTCCATTGGTTTGCGACGGCGGCTATCTTACCCGGCAACTCATATTCATTCCATCGACCGCGTTGGCAATCAATGATGTAAAACCGCCCTCCGTAAATTAAAGATGTCAGAATTACTGTATAGTCCGCCCAACTTTTCGTAGAGTAAGCAGTGTCTATACAGGTAACCACAAATCCCGTCTGCGGCAGTAAATTGGAATTGATCGTTTTCCGATGAAGCAATTCCAACGGAAATTTTACAACGTGGGCCTTGGTCGGGTCGTTGAGGTATTTTACAGCAAATCCTTCTACGTCGTGACACTCGCCCTTTAGAAACTCGTAGGTAAGCTGGCCGGGAACGTTAAACCACAATTCCCAATCAGACTCTACCATTTCGCTCTCAACTTTGCCTGCTTTTACAGCAGCCTGATTCGGCCACCATGCAGGCCGTAAATATACCTTCATCTTTACAGGATCACCATTTTTGACACATTTTTCAATGTGCTTCATGTCCTGTCCGTAGGTATCGTCGGAGTCGTACCATGTCCCGATTTTATCGTAAAATCCGTACGGGACTTTCATGGCTTTATTGATGCTAACCTGCTTGTTGACGTTCTTGATTCGGTCAACCGTCCGGCTATTCTCGTTCGTTACAACGTCATCCAGTTTCATGACGCCGACGTGCCATCCTGACAAGTTCTGGTCAATGGATGCTGCGAACACCGTACATTCCTTGTCAACAAATGCCGACGCAGGAGTTTGAAACTCTTGCTGTGTTCCGTCGTCCTTAGGAATACAATGCTCAGGAAATAGTACCTGAAATAGAAATATTGACCCATCCGGCATCATGCGCGGCTTGATCGACTTCTTCGTGTGATACAGATTCTCAGCGTCAGGATCACTGTCGTCCAACTTGAAATGTCCCTTGATTTCTTTTACGAAATCAACCGCTAGATCGAGCACGCCCGTAAGGATCATGATCGTAATTTCTGGCCAGTTAAGGATGTACTGAATTACGTCCGCCATGTCAATCGACGACTTAAAGCCGCCTCTAGGCACGAGCAATAGTCGCTCTTTCTGGTCGACGTACTGCGTTGCGAACTCCTTGAAAGTAGGAATCAGGGGATTCTTGCGGACGAAAAACTCGTTGCAGATTTCCTCGTGAGTGTTGTGAACCGTTCCATCAATCCAGATGTAAGTCTTATCCGTCGTATCCCTGTACTTTTCCAGCAAATGGCATAGCGCGAATAAATTCGTTTGGGCCATGTACCGATACAAGAGCATGCGGTCTTGTGATGCGGGATC